CATGGCGGGTACTTAATGCGCGCCAGCTGGCGTATCTCGGCATAGCTCGCGCCGGGGTTGTTGTCGGAAACCTCTTTAATGTACGCGATCATAGCGAGGTTATAGCGGCGCTGAGCCTCGGCGCTCTCGTCAACGTCGGGTAGATCGGCCTTGCCCCGGCGCTGCTTCTGCATCGCTTTCGGGCCGCTGCCTGCCATCGCTAGGCGGCTGCGTGCTTCGGCGGCGTCGTGCGCCTTGGGGAACTGCTCGCGGTGCTTACGGCGGGCTTTCTTAATGCGGTTGCTGCACCAGTCGCGGAACTCCTTAAATTTCTGGTAGCCCACACGCCCCAGCGCCAGCAGAAAATCCGGGTTGAGTAGCTTCACAGCAGGCCGGGCGCGCTTCGTACCGTCGGCTTTCACCTCATGCTGCAAATGCACCGTAAACGCGCCAGCGAGCTTTAAGCGCCGGAAGGCGCGCCAAAAGCGTTGGCTAGGCTCGGGGGCTTCTGGGGTGCTGCCGGGTGCCAGCAGGCCCGCCACGCGGGCAATTTCCGCACAGCTGCGGTGTTTAAAACCACCATCCGCTAGCGGGGTGCCCACGCGCAGGCTGGCAAACTCGGTAAACTGGATAATGGCAGAGAGAACCAGCGACTCAGCGGCGCGGGCCTCAGATCGGTTACAACGGGGGTTGCCGTCAGCGTTGGCCTTGCCGTTCAAATTCGCCAGCGTGGGCAATAGGCCGGGGCTGGTGTAGTAGGCTTTGGCACCGTCTACCAGCGCTTGCAGTGTGGCGGGTAGCCGCCCCTTTTTAACGGGCTGGCAATAGCGCTCAAATTCCCCTTTCGCGGGGTTATGCCCGCACCGGTTACCGGTGCCCCACCACTTGCCTGGGTGTTCGTATGGCACGCGCCCCCACGTGAGGGGCTGCGCGTTCTCTGCTGCAGCATCCATTTGCAAAATCTCTTTGGAGACTTGCCCGCGCCTTGTGCAGCAGTTAAACTCTGGGGAGTCGGTTTTGTGCCCCAGTCGTTAGTGCTGCTGCCCAAAACATCCGAGAAGCCCCAGCGCCAACTGGGGCTTTTCTTTTGGGTGTCTATCTAGTTAATTTGTATGTCTTTTTTGCCTTCCAACCAACGCCGTCCGGCGCTGGCCATCAATTCACTGTTTGCCAATCCTAGCATCCCGAAAGCGTTTTGACACGAACTGTGTTAAAAAAAATTCCTCAAAACGCTCTCAACCTGGGCGAATGCGGGGCTAGTGAGGGCCGTGCTTGCCCGCTCGCTGCAGCTCATGCCCCAGCGCATCGCGCACCATCGCTAGAATCATGTGATTGCCCGCGTGCGGCTCTTCGCCAGTCACCTGCATAAATTCCATCATCACATCAATGTTTTGCAGCGTATCGCGCTGGTTAATGCCCACCAGTACGTTAGTGTTATATCGCTGCGTCGTTCCCTGCTGCTCGCTCATTGTGTCGCCTCCCCGGCGCGCGTTTGCGCACACCTAAAAACTGTGTATACATACAGCATCATACTACACCGCATGACGCTAATGGAAAATTGCTAAGCGGGTTTATGCGCCTAAGCGATATGCTCAATGGTTAGTTTACAGAGTTGCGCCATTTGCCAAAATTAAAGGCAGTAGTGTGCTTTTCCTCTCTATCAAACCACGTTTTCAGCTGAGCGCAAGCGTTATTAACTCATTGTATTTATTCATAAAGTTAAAAAGCATTGTAAAATTTATGGGTAATGATTAGCACGCAAGCTAACGCCTTGTTTCAAGCCAAAAAAAGCCCCGGCGTTGGCCGGGGCTATCTTCGGGCACAAAAAAACCACTCAATCCCACTCAGTCGACCAGTCCAGCGTAAGCGGATCAGTCCCCGCCGCTACCGCGTCAACGTGCTGGGCTTCCAGCGTGATCAACCGCGCGCGGCGTTGCCCGATCTTGCGCAGTGCGTCCTCTACGTCAATGACGGGGTGGTTGGCGTGGTATTGGTCATCACTGTCTTTCCAGCTGACGAACGTGGTCATACTCGCATCGGCGGCGGCGGTGAGCGCTTCTTGCAGCGCCTGCCGGCTTTCGGGGCTGCCGTCGTAGCGGATGCCGTTGACGGCTACCCCTAGCGCCTCGGCTTTTTTGCGCTGGGCCTTTACCTGCGGCTCTACCTGAGCGCGTTGATAGTCGAGCAATTTAGCGGCATCGAAAAACGCGGTGTCGTCGCTTTCAGTTGTGCCGTGCTGCACGTAAACGGCTGCGTCATGGGCGCTCAGGCCTGCATCTTTAATCGCGTCTAGCCGCTGTTGCTGCTCGGGCGTTAGCGTTAACGGCTCTATCTGCAAATCAGACAAATGCCCGTGCTGGGCAATTAGTTGCTCAAAGTAACGGCGGTCATCGCTGTAGTGTGTGCGCTCCACATCATTGTCTAAAAAGCGGATGCGGTAGCTCATAGGGGTCATATCGTCGCGTAGCATGGCGGCCTCACGTGGAAACGTTGATTGACAAAGTAGATGTAGCGGGTGCGCTGGCAGGCATGCGCTATGAATCGCTCGCACTCTGCAAGCTGTGCATAGCTGTACCAACTATTTAACGATTGCAACGCCTCGCCAGGGGTCAGTCTGGCGGCGTATAACAACCGATCAAACGCGCCTAGGCGCTTAATGATTCGAGATTTTGCTTTTGAGGTTAGCGTGATGCGGGCCGGAGTGATGCGGTACCCAAGCGCCTCCACCCCCTGCTGGGGTCGCAATGGGCGGATAAAGCACTTGCGGTCGGGAAATGTCAGCCGTATTACGTCGCGCCCAAAGGCGCGGACAGCCGCCAGCACATCGCCCGCATGGGCTTTGCCGTCAACGATCATTATGAGATCGTCGGCATAGCGCACGTAATGCCGCACGCCAAGCCGTCGCTTTATATGCTGATCAATTTCGTTCATTAGCACATTGGCTAACAGTTGAGACGTTAAATTACCCAGCGGCAAGCCAATATCATTAGGCGAGCTATCGATAATCTTGTCTAAGAGCGCAAGCGTTTTAGCGCAAGTTATCTTTTTCCTTATAATGCCTTTAACAACATCGTGATTAATGCTGTAAAAGAACTTTTGAACGTCGGCCTTTATAATCCAGGGGTCGGCGTAATGTCTTGACGCGCTGCGCATGTGCCGCTGAACTTGCCTTACCGCTTTATGATTGCCTTTGTTTCTTATGCAGGCGTAGCTGTCGTGTATAAACTTGGGCTCGTAAAAATCGCGAAGCGTTTCATTGATGGCGTGCTGAACAATCTTGTCTCGATACCTGGGCGCATATATCACGCGCTCTTTAGGCTCGAAAACCACAAACTCTTCGTAATCTTCGGGCGTGTAATGGCCGGATGCCACTTCACGCCTTAGCCTCTCCAGGTTTTCTGTTTCGTTGGCAGCAAAGCGTATAGCGGCGGCTTTGAATTTCGGGCTAGCGGTTTGGGTTTTGCGGTACGCGGCGTAAAAATTGGCTTCTGAAACAATGCGCTTAAACATTGCCATCCTTAAAAAAAGCGAGGGCGCTAATACGATGAGTAGCGCCCTCTTACGGTTTTCTGCCGAATGAACTTAATCACTGGCAGCAGACAAACACCCCCTTGCAGTGTGTTAAACACCAACATCATCTCTTGCAAGCCGTAACCGACAAGATGGAAAAACAGCAGGGCGGGCCGCCAACCGATATTGCTATTCGCATTCGACGCGGTATTGCGATCGAAGTTCGCCAAGTCGTCATTGCCACGGTTAGCGCGATTGGAGGAGTTACGGCGCTTGCCTGGGCCTGCTAGCAGACTTCATAAATCCTACCAGAATTTTCTTAAGCTCGGTAATTTTTAGATCAATCTGGGAAAAGAACCCGGCGCTGATATAGCGCTCGTTCCTGCTGAGTCGAAAAAGCGTCACTAAATTATTCATATAAGCCGCCGCCTCTTGAAGCGCCGTCTTGCGTTTACTGGGCACCATTTTAGCCAACCCTAGCCGCTCAAGAAGATCCACAAAGCACTGCTTGATGTGCGCACATAGCGCAAATTTTTCAGCCTTAGGGTAGTTCTTGAAGGAGGGGTAAACCTGAAAGAAAAGCGCTTCTGTCTTGGCGTAGAGAATGAGGCTGTCGCGTTCCACTATGCTTGTCCTTACGCTAAACGGGCGGGTCAAGCCCGCCCGTTACGCGGGTTAGTTGTTAGGGATTAGTTCCAAGGCGGGCCGCCAACCGAGAGAGCTATTCGCAGCCGACGCGGGAAGGCGACCGAAGAACGCCAAGTCGTCATTGCCACGGAGAGCGCGATAGGAGGAGAATGCCTCGCTCGTCTCTTGCACCCAGCAGGCGCGGCCATTGCCGCTGATATTCAGCTCAGCATTGCTGAAGCCTGCCCAGTTCGCTCCCACCTGGGGGCCG